AAGTGGTGTCAAGATCGTGCTATATATCTTGCGTTAATGCAATCTATCAAGATTGCTGATGGTGGAGACAGCAAGCTAGACAAGGGTGCTATCCCTAGTATCCTTCAGGAAGCTTTGGCTGTCTCTTTTGATGAACACATCGGACATGATTACATTGAACAGTCTAAAGACAGATATGATTTCTACCACAAGACCGAAGAGAAAATTCCCTTTGATCTTGAAAAGTTTAACTATATTACAAAAGGTGGGATCCCTAACAAGACTCTTAATATCGCACTTGCTGGTACAGGTGTCGGGAAGTCTTTATTCATGTGCCACATGGCTAGCTCCGTCTTGTTGCAAGGACGGAACGTACTATACATTACATGTGAAATGGCAGAGGAGAAAATTGCTGAACGAATTGATGCAAATCTTCTCAACTGCAACATCAGAGATATAGCAGAGCTACCAGAGGTTTTATACAATAGCAAGGTCAATGAGATTGCCAGAAAGACACAAGGCAAACTCATCATAAAAGAGTACCCTACAGCATCTGCACATGTGGGTCATTTCAAGGCACTTTTATCAGATTTATCCTTGAAAAAAGATTTCAAACCTGATATAATATTCATAGATTATCTAAACATTTGTGCTAGTGCGAGATACAAGGGTGCGATTGTCAATTCTTATACGTATGTTAAAGCGATTGCGGAGGAGCTTCGTGGACTTGCTGTGGAACATAACGTACCGATTGTCAGTGCTACTCAAACTACTCGTGCTGGTTTCGGGTCTAGCGATCCTGACCTTACTGACACAAGTGAGTCCTTCGGACTTCCTGCTACTGCTGACCTTATGTTCGCTCTCATTTCTACTGAGGAGTTGGAATCCCAAGGAAGAATAATGGTCAAACAGTTGAAGAATAGATACAATGATCCTACCAGTAACAAAAAGTTTATGATAGGTATTGACAGATCTAAGATGAGGCTGTATGATGTTGCTGATAGTACATCTGTTATGGATGTAGAGGAGGAAGAGATGCCTCAGTTCTCTGAAACTAAAAATAGATTATCTAAATTTGCTGAGTGGAATGTATAAACTATGACTATAGACTTTGATAAATACTCTCATTTCGTGGATGCTGTCACAAGCGATTGTTCTAAGGATTTTGTCAGTCTTGCTGACCGTCTGGGTGAACTTGACAGAGAAGGTGCAAATATTGAACGTCTTGCCACTGCTGGCGTTGGGCTTGCTGCTGAGTCTGGTGAGTTTCTTGAGATTGTTAAGAAGATGGTGTTTCAAGGTAAACCTTGGAATGACGACAATAGAGAGCATCTTATTATTGAGTTGGGTGATACTATGTGGTATGTGATGCAAGCTTGCATGGCATTGGATGTAGATATCAACGATGTGGTTAGACGTAACGTAACTAAATTAGAAAAGCGTTACCCTAGCGGTTCATTTGATGTAGAGAAATCAGAACATCGTAGGGTGGGTGACAGATGAGTAATGTAATCCCTGCTTTTGCTACACCAATTTATATGGGGATGATTAGAGGATCTGCTTTTGATAATGTACAGAAAGAAATAGAAGATTCTTTGCTTAAAGTAGACTTTAAATATAATGATAATTTTGGAGAGACACATTATCTTTCTGACCCTACATTTAAGGAAGACTATTTTAAAAAGCATTCTTTAAAAAATTTAAAGTCTGCTATAGATGATCATATCCACAAATATATGGGTATTATTGGGTATAACAATGATTTGAAATATCATATTGATAGTTCTTGGGTTGCCTTATTCAAACCAGGTCACTATGGACACATTCATGATCATGGATCGGTTGATATATCTGGAGTATACTACCATAAAACAAATGGTAAGGATGGTAAGATTTTCTTTGAGTCTCCTAATACTAACTTAGCAAGTTCCGTAGTATTCAATCATTTATCAAATAGTATGACAGCTGATCCAGAGGAAGGAAAGATACTTCTTTTTCCTGGTTGGTTTAAACATGGTATTAAAAGAAATAATACAGATGAAACTAGAATAAGTTTATCATTTAACATATACATTGATAATGTACGAGGTGATGATATAAATCCTTGGCAAGATGTAACAAACACTACTGATTTTGAACCACATGACTGAACCAGAATCCAATGGACTATCTGTACGTGTTCCTATGACAGATATGAAACATATATTGAGACAAGTATGGAAGTCTCGTAAAATGGAACCAAGAATGAATGAGTTGTATGAGAAGTACAAACCATTAGTGGAACTAGAGGATAAATAAGAGGGATAATACCCTCTTTTTTAATGGCATTAACTAGAATATATTATGATAAGGATATACAGGGCATTATTCCTGGTGGGGATGACTATGAACCTATTCGTAAAGACTTTGAAAATACGTGGAAGTACCTTAAAAGTCCTGCTAAGGGTACGAAGCTAGACAATAGTGATGCAAAATTTTGGAAAGAAAAAAACTTTACCTTTCCTAACAGAACTCAATTAGATAAGGAAAAACAGAAAATTCCTAACACAATTGTAATCAAAAGTTCTCAGGCTGTTATTGATGACTTAATCATGAGGTATCATGGACAGACAAACGTACAGATAAAGGGCAAAACGCATAAGGTTGTTCAAAGACTTCATAAAAAATCAGATGCTGATGGTACTACAGAGTTTACAATTACTTACAACTTACCAATTTCTGAAGGTTTAATGAAGGGAACAAAGAAAAAAATTTTCCTTCAGGCAGTGACGTGGAGGAAGACAGGTAAGGTATTTAATTCAAAGGGTGGTAAGGTTAGTGAAGCAACGATGACAAGGATTCAAGAGATTGGAACTGCTCGTGTCCTTAGACATGCAATGAGGGGTGCTAACAAAGACCTTACTACAGCAGCAAAGATTAAACAAGATAAAGTTTTGATGAAACAGCTTCATTTTATCTTTAAAAAGGTAGGTGATGTGGATGAGGTTGATAATGAATGGTTACATAACTTTGCTCAACAGAATAAAGTAGTTCTAGACAAAATTAAGAGACGTGATTTCCAACAGTTCAACCGTGAAGGTGGATTTATGGATTATATTAGTGAGTATCTTAGAAAGAATTTTAAAATAACACCAAAAGATAACTGGAATCCTGCTGATATATGGTTAATACATAATGAGACTCAGAAGAAGAGATTGATTGATGACTTGAAAGCTCCTGCTGAAGGACAAGGTGTTTTTAAAGGGAGGTGGAGAGTTAGTGCTAAGTTAAATCAGTTGAATCAAATGTTTAGAGACTGGTTTAAGAGTGAAGAATTGATGGGGTTGTCTTTGAAGAAGGTTACTTCAGCTTCAGCACATTGGAAAGTGTATAATACTAATGATGCTTTCTTTGAGGATATTGGATCTAAGTTCTTAAAATATGAATCGTCTCAGTGTTACATGGATCTTACTACTAAGAAAGGTATTAGAACCTTTGCTTCACAAGACACTAGATTACTTGTTAGAGATGGTCCTGTGGGATCAGGAACCATCTATGATTTTCAGATTAAAGCAAACTCAAGTAGTGGATTTGACAATTTAAAGTATGAACCTACTGAACGTGGTATGAGTGCTGCTCGTATGGGTAAGGCGACTGTGGAATATGTTGAGAATCTTCTTACTCTTTATGAATTAACATTTAAAAAAAGTAATTCTGATCCAGAGTATGCTAAAGATGCTGATGCATTTGGGAAACAGAGAACTAAGTGGGTTACTAGGATTGATGGTTTAATTTCTAAGGGAGTTACAGTAGAGAGTGACAAATATAATGGAACAAAGCTTGATGGAGAGGCTTGTTGTGATAAAATTATGACTGTTTTTGGTACTCAACCTTGGGTAGCAAATTCTAAGTTGATGCAAATTACATGGTTGTCACTGGTTTTATCATTAAAAGGTAAGGACAGACAAAATGATGGAAAGGATAATCTAGATGAGTTTTGTACTGACTTAGTTTACCTTGCTTCTAAAGCTGGTCCTAGATATGGTCCTTTTGCAAAGGTGTATTGATGTCTAAGAATACTCACTTAGAACATTTAGAAGATAGTATTCTGTTGGATGGACAACAGGGTGTCACAGATGCTTTTGCTTTTTTAGATTTACTTGCAAAGACATTTAGTACTAAGTCAACTGGAAATTTTAAGATAACTACGAAGTGGGATGGTGCTCCTGCTATATTCTGTGGTACTTATCCTGGTACAGGACAGTTTTTTGTTGGTACTAAATCTATTTTTAATAAGGATGCTAAGATTAATTTCTCTGATGCTGATATTGATACCAATCATGGTCATGCTCCTGGATTAGTTAAGAAATTGAAGTCAGCATTGAAGTATCTGCCTAGTTTAGGTATCACTGGTGTAGCACAAGGTGATCTTTTATTTACAGATGATAAAAGAATTCAGACTATTGATGGGGTTAGGTCATTAACCTTCAAACCAAACACAATAATGTACTCTATACCATATGATTCTGATGATTTTAATCAAGCAAACAATGCTAAGATAGGAGTAGTATTTCACACCACTTATACTGGTAATAGTATTTCTAGTATGAGTGCAACATTTGGATATGATGTCAGTAAGTTGAAGAATAGTAGAGATGTATTTGTTATTAGTGCTGAGTTGGATACTCTAGGTACTAATATGTTATTAACACAGACAGAAAAACAAAGACTATCTAGACTTAAGACTAGTAGTTCTAGTATGGTTCGTGATACATCTGGTTTTTTAAATACAATCAGAGATCAGATAGCAAATAAGGATGCACTTACAGTAGGACCAAAGTTGAAACAGTATTTTAATAAGTATGTGAGGGTAGGTAAGAAGGTTGATACTAATTTCACGTCAAATTTTAGAAAATATTTCAGTCAAGAGTGTAAGAAAGCAGCAGATGCTGTGAAGCAACCAAAGACAAAGGCAGCGAAGTTAAAGAAATTATATGATGGAGAGAATTTTCTTGATGATAATGCTAAATCTTTTGAGAAGGTTGTGTCCCTATATAAAACCATTCAGGATGCTAAAGAGATCTTCATAGAGAAGCTACAGCAAGGTGAGAAGTTTGGAACTTATCTTATAACAGACGATGGTATTGAGATGACTAATCCAGAAGGGTATGTTGCCATAGCAAATGGCACTAAAGCATTCAAATTGGTTGATCGTTTAGGATTTAGCCAAGCAAACTTTAAGAAGGATGCTGTTGCTGATAAGTGGGTTAAAGGATAATGGCAGAAAAACGATTAGTATTTACATTTGGTAGGTTCAATCCACCAACAGTAGGACACTTTGAACTTGTTAAAGCTGTTGCTAATGAAGCAGGTAAAGATGACTATTGGATCTTTCCTAGTCACACACAGGACAAGAAAAAGAATCCTTTGTCATTTGGGACTAAGATTAAATGGATGAAAGAGATGTTCTTTAAGTATAGGAAACATATATGGGAGGGTGATCCTGAATTGAAGACTGCTTTTAAAGTATGTGAGCATTTCCAAGGTGAGTATCAGCATATTTGTATGATAGTTGGTAGTGATAGGAAAGAATCCTTCACTAAAGCTTTGAATGCTGCTAATGGAAAGACTCACACATTCAAGACTATTGAAGTTAAATCTCCTTTGAAGAGTAGAACCACAAGTGATAAAAATCTTGAGGACTATGATATATTTGATGATACTTCTACCATGTCTGGTTCCTTGATGAGAAAGTTTGCAGATAATGATATGCCATCAAAGTTTATGCTTGGTACTAGGGGTTTACTTAATACGTGGGATAGCTTACAATTAATGAATGATGTGAGGACAGGTGAGTGAAGAACTTTAAGAAACTACGTGAGCAAGCAACAAGGCAACACTATCGTAAGAAGGAAGTGTTTGTTGAGGGTGACGTAGTAATGAATGCTATTACAGGACAGAAAGGAACTATCCATAGAGCAGGTGTTAACTATGTTATCTGTGTCACTGAGGGTGGAGAGATGTTTCGTGCGTGGGTAAAGGATATTAGAGATATAAATAG